AATCTACACTGTGTTGTTGATGAGGATCTAAATTCTTCTACTTTTCCTGGCGGTATTAGTGCTGTAAAGCAGCACTGGGTTGTTAAAGAGGAAAAGCGTGAGAAGATTTTTATGTATACATCTCATCCCGATTTTGAATTCCTTTCTTATGAAAGGAGGTTTGATGCCGATGTTTTCATTGGTGAATACGGATGTGGTCCTAGTGGGCGGGTAAAAACTGAAAACTTCACTCACTATGCAAAGGGGCATCATTTTATCAAAGTTCGTGATCCGCAAGTGATTGAAAATTTTCTAGAATTTGCCGATAGATTTCGGGAAGTTGCAAATCAATGTAATGGGAGATATCATTTTGGTAAGAATGATCTTATCTCAACGTATATTAAGTGTTTAGAGGAAAAAAATGAGCAAGAATAAACACAATCAGAATGTTGGGTCTACTATTGAAAGATCTGATGAACGTATTGCAGAAACACAGGAGGTATTCACTCCAGCAGAACTTTGTGAAGAAATGGTTTCTGAAATTGAAGAAGATTTATTGAAAGATCCATCTTCGACATTCATCGATAACTCTGCTGGATGTGGTAATTTTATTGTCGCTCTTATCGATAAACTTTCTGAGTATCATGATCGGCAGTATGTGATTGATAATATGGTTTATGCTGTCGAACTGATGGAAGATAATCATAAAGAAATGTGTGAAAGAATTGGTGTTCCTCTTGATCATCCACATTATGTGCGCCATGATGCTCTCACATATGATTACTCCTTTGGGGAACCAGTGGGGGTGGAACAGTTCTTCTAGTGGCACAGGGGGTTCCTTCGGGAACCCCTTTCTGCTATAATAGTTCCATACGCGATGAGATCTGTGATGTTGCTCCGACCCCACCAGCAAGATGCTCTGGATGCCATGCTGGAGCATAAGAAAGGCACTATTGTTATTCCGACTGGTGGTGGAAAAACGATGTGTATGATCAAGGATTCTCTTGAATATCTTGATGCCTGCGATCGTGGCATCATCGTCGTGGTGGCACCGCGCATCTTGCTGGCAGGTCAGTTGTCTGCCGAGTTTCTTGAGTTTCATACTGATGTTGCTGTGATGCATGTTCACAGCGGTGAGACTCATCACTTCAGCAGCACTCGCCCTGCTATTATTCGCAACTGGAGCAAGCAAGCATACCGCAAGCAACTGATCTTCACCACTTATCATTCTCTGCCCCGTCTCCAAGAGGCAGACATCAACGTTGATTGTATTTACTTTGATGAAGCGCACAATTCCGTCCAACGTAACTTTTTCCCTGCTACGGAGCACTTCTCTTCTGCTGCTGACCGCTGTTATTTCTTCACTGCTACTCGTCGGACTTCTGCGACTATTTCCAAGCCTGGGATGAATGACTCTGAGGTTTATGGGGATGTAATTTACCGTGTTCCTGCTCCTAAACTGGTAAATGAAGGTTATATCCTTCCTCCAGTTATTAAAGCAAAGAAGTTTGAGGTGCTTAAAGCAAATGAGATTTCTGCCGACCGTGACTGTAACAATATTATAGAAACTCTACAAGAAAACAGCACCAGTAAGGTTCTTGTTTGCGTTAAGAGTGCTAAACAACTCATCAACTTGATGTCGCAAACTGATTTTGCTACTCAACTTAATGATATGGAATATTCTTATCTTTATATCACAAGTAAGACTGGTGCTGTGATTGACGGTCAGAAAGTCAACCGTGAGGTTTTCTTTGATACTCTTAATGCTTGGGGAAAAGACTCCTCCAAGAAGTTTGTTTGTCTCCATCGCTCTATTTTAAGCGAAGGTATTAATGTTAGTGAGTTGGAAACTGTAGTTTTCCTTCGTAATATGGATGTGATTGAGATGACCCAAACTATTGGACGAGTGCTTCGTAAGGGTAGTGATTGTAAGACCTTTGGTTTGTGTGTTGTGCCTATTTACTCTCAAGTTGGTATTTCCACCGAAAAGCGACTTCAGAATGTTGTTGATACTGTCTTCGGTCGTGGTGAGATGCTTGATAGTGTAGTCAAGCGATAGATATATGTGGGCAGCAACTGTAGGTCTTGGCGGAAATGTAGTTGCGTAAGTCCCACCTTTATGTTATAATAAATAGATATAGTCTCGCCAAGACCTACAATGAAAGAATACTACACCTACGCATATTTGCGTGAAGATGGAACGCCCTACTATGTTGGTAAGGGGAAAGGAAATCGTGCGTATGTTAAGCACGGATTTCATACTGTTCCACCAAAAGAAAAAATACTTATTCTCAAAAATAACCTAACTGAAGAAGATGCATTTAAGCACGAAGTTTATATGATTGCCGTATTTGGAAGAAAAGATAATAAAAGTGGTATTCTCTGGAACAGAACTAATGGTGGGGATGGGACATCTGGCGCTATAATGAGTGATGATTTTAGGGAAAAATGCCGAAGAACTGGAGAGAATAACGGTTTTTATGGTCGCAAACACACCCCAGAGACCTTACAAGCGATGAAAGATGCTTTAAAGGGTAGAACTGCTTGGAACAAGGGAAAACGCCTTCCAGAGGCACAGGTAAGCGCCCACGCCCTTTATATGAGAGAGTGGAGAAAGAAGAGACAATCTTAAAACTGTCACACTCTGCCCTTGACTCTGCCACCACTCTACCCTATAATACCAACACACAAGGAGAAATCCCATGCGCTGTAAAGTTCAACTCTATGTTGCTGGCAAGGTCTTTGATGAGATCGTCGAAGCAAAAGACTATCAAGACGCAAAACGTACTGCTCTGGCACGAAATCCTACTGCTAAAGTTATGGGTGTGACTGCTGTATTCTGATGAGTGAAAAGTTTCAGAAACCTTTCATTGATCGTCCTGGTATTCTTGATCCAATACCAGGAGATCCACAAGGTTATGTGACCAAAGATGGTATGTGGGCAGCAGTGCCCATGATTGGATGTAAGGCATTTGCCATCATCAACAATGGTTCTGTAGTTCATGAGGCACGGAACTACACTTCGGCAAAGAGCTACATTCTTAAGGAAATCAAAAAGTCCAAAAAGAAGTAGTTTAAATAATACAACTGTAATCAACTCATGGACAAAGAACAGAAACGCAAAGATGCTCTTGGACTCTTCATTGAAAGTGTATTGAAACCAGACCATGAGTTGAGACAGTGTGCTCACAATCAAAAGTGTTACAACGAGCTACTTGAATGGAGACAAGAAGTACTAGAGTATCTAAACTCCCGTAGAGGTGAGGAGTTTAGTTAATGGAATTTTATTACATTTGGTTAATCATATTTGTTGCGGCGGCATACTTCATCGTGACTGATGATAGTATTGCTGCTGCTTTTTATTATGTCGTTAGGTTAGCGAAGGCATACATTCAACGCAAGTGGTGGTGGGTAACTCATAATCCCCGCAATCCTGTGGTAAAATATCTAATATGGCGTCGTTCTATGAAACTCGCTAAAGAGTTACAGAAATATTTCGACGAAAAAAATAAATAATCTCATACCTGGAGGAATATATGCTTTCCACGCAGTACCGTCTTCGATTAGAAGCAATCTGTGAGAAGATTGTGCTTCATGAAGAGGTAAGTTTAGAAGATATGATTTGGGCAGAAAAGTTGGCAAAGTCCAATCGTTCTGCTGCTACTATCCTTCGGCAGGCAAGAAGGAGAGCAGAAAACCCAGATATGGATGATATGGATGACTTCATGAATCAACTTGACATTGGTGGTTTGGGACATGAAAGATTTGGTCGTCGTGGTTTTGATAGTCCTGATGATTTACATGATTGGTTTAAGCGTGATGAAGACGAAACCGATTGGAGACAAAGAGATTGACCTACGAAGAGTTTATTCATAAGGGTACTCAGTTCTATATGGAAATGGTGCGTCTTGTTGATGCTAAACTCAAATATCGTATGGAATTTACTGATGAGGAGAAGGAAATAAAAGATCACATTATGGAGTTTCAACACCAAACGAAACTAAATGAGTTAAGAGATAAGTTCGAAAAGTGCTGGGAGGTTGAGGAATGAAATCCTTTCAAGATTTCTTATCAGAAGAAGAAAAATCGTCAAAAGCAACCGCAGGTTACATTAATGAACCAAAAGGTAATGAAAAGTGTTCAAACTGTAATATGTGGAGACCACCTAATGCCTGTACTGCCGTAAAGGGTAAAATTTCTCCTGATGGATGGTGTAAATGGCATCAATACGACAGGAAAAATAAATGAAACCCTTAATTTTAATTGCTTGCTTTTTTCCTTTAGTTACGATATGGTTAGTAATGAAACTCTCATTATGGATTGCTGCCGTCAACGAAGAACAAACTTATGTCAGAGAAGATGCCAAGCGACCACACGGACCTTATGTGGAAGACCCATATGGAGACCTTGATGAAGAAAGCGAAGATTCTTGA